GCGTTATCTGCATCAGATATAGTGCCTTCCTGTTTTTGTTGCTCTAAACTTTTTAAAAAGGCATAAGGATCATATCCTGTGTCTACAAATTCTTCGGGTAAAGTTTGATCTGAGGCTATAGTTTCTACTGGCAAAACTGTAGTCGCAGGGGTTGCTGTGGTTTCTGTAAAAGTAACAGGGAGAACTTCTTCTTCCACCACATTAACAACGTCTGCAGTAGGAGTAGTTATATCAGGGGTAGTAGTATCGGGTTTTTCATAGAGATTAGCGTATTCTTCGGGATCGTTTGCTTGCAGTAAAGATTTGGGTAGTTTAGTAGGGTCGTATATAGAAGAGGTTTTATCTAAAAAAGGATCAAATATACCTTGTTCATACGCTGTATATTCAGGGCCAGTTAGCTTATCCTGCAAGAAAATAGGCATATACTTATCAATGGCATCCTTCATATAAGGATTGCCTATAGTATTTCTCATCCTATAAAAATCATTAACATCTCGTGTTCCTTCTTCATATAATTTTACAACTAAATTTTCGTGATATTCTTGAGGAGTTTGTTGATACCCTGGTAAACTATTAGTGCTTTTTAGTTCTTCGGTTACGGTATCTGCTATTTCATTAACCTTTTTTATGTCTATTCCAGTTTGGTCTGATACAGCTAAAGCTGTTTCTCCAGAAAGAGTGCCTGTTTCAGAAAGTTCATTTTTGACTGTAGCGTTAACAACTGCAGTATTTATATCGTCCGAAGAAAGTTTACTATTATTTAACAAATAAGTTACTGCTGTAGGGCTAAAAGTTCCCGTGGTTTTTATTTCGTTGTTAATATCAATGATAGCTTCTGCAGGGTCTATACTAGAAAATTTTCCCGCTGTGGCTGCCCCAGCAAATACATGTTTACCTATGGTTTTACCGCCATCAACGTGTTGAGAAAGTAAGGTATCACCCCAACTAGGTTTACCTGATTCTACACCTGCTGCCTTCATTCCTGAAGGACTCCAATAATGAGTAGCATTACCAGTGGGGTCTGCTATCTCTCCTGCAAGAATTTTATCAACAAGACTTTCTACAGATTTATATTCCTCACTATTTTTACTAACACTTACAAGGTTATTGCCACCCTCACTAGGCTTATTCCAAGCAGAAAATTGATAAGGTTTTTTAACAACGCTAGAAATAGTATTTCCAAAGCTACCATCTTTAAGTCTGTTTAGTATAACGTGTCCCACAGCAGCTTGTCCTGTAGCATCTTCTCCTATTGCTTCTCCGATAATTGTACGAATCATATTATCTTTATCTAGAGCTGTTATAGTGTATTTACCCATGTCAGTATTTATGTCTTGGGTTGTCATGGTAGTTTCAGGTAAAACTTCTTTTATACCCTCTAAATCTATTCCAGATAATTTTTTACCTTCGTTGTTTAAACCCTTAGACAAGTCAAAAGTAGCTTTTGCTATTGAACTTGTACCCGCTACAACTGTTGCGGGACTACCCTCTATTAAACCTGCTACAAATGCTGTTACGCCATCTTTACCCAATCCTGTTAATATATCATTCGCAGATTTACCTAACGCACTATCAACTCCATAATTTGCAACTATCTGTTCGCCAGCTTCTGTTACACCCTCTGTTAAAACAACGGTGCTACCTGCTGCTAGTTTAGATAAATAGCTACCTCCAACAACACTTATGGGTTTAATTATTAAATTTGCAGCAGCAATATCACCAACTGACCCAACTAATCCTGCACTAAGAATAACACTTTTTGCGTCTGCCATTATTTTAGCGGCAGTTGTAACTGTATTCCCATTATTCTCAGCTAAAATCCGTTTATATTCATCACTATTAAGATATTTTTCACTTTGAAGTTGTTCAACCACTCTTTGTTCTATTTCCATAGCAGCTCCACCTGCTGCCTCAGCAATGTTTATTCCTGTGCCTAATATTTTGGGTATCCACCCACCCGCAGCAAACATCCCCACATCTAACACTAAATCCATAATACCTTCAGTTGCCTGTAGACCTACCCCATAAATAGTATGCGCTGCATTTTCTGCATTAAAAGCCTCTGCTAAACTATCATATTTTCCTAACTTAACTGATTCTAAAGTTGCAGATATGTCTATGGGTATAAATCCACCTTCTCCTACTTTTTTAAATACAATATTACCTGTTACTGTACTGTCTTTAATTGCTTGTGCAGCTTCAGGACTTAGTGAAGCTGTTATTTCATCAATCTTTTCTTGGGTTAATTCTACAAATGTAGGTGTTCCTTCAACTCCAAATAACTTTTCATAAAAATCTGCTGTTTTAGCATCTTCTTGTGTAAACGGTGTTTCACCTAATATTTTAGAAACTCCTTGGTCTGATAAATCAGCTAGACCTTTTACAACTGCCCCTGACATTTCAATGCCACCTGATACCAATTTTTTAAAAAAGTCATTATTAGACTCTACGGCTAGAGATGCTAAATCAGATACGAGAGCTTCTCCTGTTGTCATTAATGCAGGATCAGTAATTTTTTTAGCCGCTTCCATTTGTGCTTTTGCATCTTCTGTTAATATATTATTAGCATATTCTACAATTTCTCCTTTTTTCATAAGGTTTATATTTTTTTCATCTAAATTTACAACCATCTCAGGAGTTAATCTGTCTATTGGATTACCATCTTTATCAGTTAAACTAATTATTTTTCCAGGATCTATTACTTCGTATTTTTTATTATGGTTAGAAATATCATCCATAATTTTATTTGTTATTGGTTGGTCTACCTTATATGCACCACCCTTATAACTAGACTTATAAATATCTGAATCGGTTACTTCTTTTTGTAAATCTGCAACAGAAGCAGCCTTATCTAAAATTGATTGTTCTTCTGGTGTAGGAGGAACTTCTTCAGTAGGCCCAAGCGTTGTTTTTTCTATGTCGGGTTCTACTTCTGGTACTGTTTCTGCAAATGTTTTATCCAACTGTCCATAATCAGGCTTTGGCTGTGGGAATACCATAGTTTTTAACGCATCTAATACTATAGGCACATTCTTTGTATCTGCTACTGCAGTCATGGCAGCTAACGCATCACCTCCTGCTAAATAAGTGTTAGTTCCTGCTGCCATAATCTCAAGCGCATCATCATTAAGTCCAGCAGCTCCTCCTATCTTGTCAGTGTACTCGGTTATAAAGTCGGTTAACCCTGCTACAGTTGAAGCTGCAACACTGCCTCCCTGTAAATACGCATTTAAGCTGTTACCAACAACGTTTTTAACTTTATCAATTTTAATATCAGGTAAGTCTATTGTGTTTTTAAGTGTATTTGAGATTTGTGTTGATGCGTCATTGTAAAGCTTTGAACCTGCCGTAGCAATAATAAAAGTTTTAAAATCTCCTCCAGAGAATCCTACACTTATAGCTGTGTTGGTTGCTAAATTAATCATATCTTCTGATACATTAATGGTATTAGATATTACTGGTGTAACTACATCTGTTACCGTAGAAATAACATCTCCTCCTACAGCCGTAAGCGCAGTTTTTCCGATTGCCTCTGGAACACTTGCACCTTTATCTACTTTTCCTGCTGCATTTAATACCGTGGCTGCAACAGCTTTTTGCCCTGCAGTAAGCACAGCTGATCCACCTGCTGTTACGACTAGTGCAGCAACCTCAAACTTATTATCTACAACAAAATCACGTACCTGAACAAAAGTGTCATCTACGAACTCAGCTGCTTCTCCAAGAAAATCGCCTATAACACCACCTATTTTAATTCCTGCAATGCTAAACCCACCACCTCCTGAACTAACGACAGGTTTTTCATAAGTCCCTGTAGCTTCGTTATATACTTCCCCACTTGTAGAAACTATTTTAGGTTTAGTTTTTTCTAAAGATTCTGTTATTTGTGTTGACGATGCCCCCGTAGCCAAGATTTTATTTTGAAGTTTTATAAGCTCAGGATGGCCTGGAGGAAAGGCTTCGCTTAAATCATTATATATCTGCGATAAGGTATCTAAATCTTCAGCCATATTACTCTAACATCCTTATTGACTGCTTACCAAGTTTGACAAATAATTCATGACTAGTGCTATTTTCTAACATAGCTATACTAACAGTTGTATCAACATTTCGTAGTTTAGCGTGTACTAATTGTAAAGCAGGTACAAGTCGTTTATCTTTTAGTTCAGAAGTATAATGCGTTATACCGTCTCTTTGCATATGTGCAATATAATTATAAAAGTTTTTTACAAAATTCTTGCCAGTATCTACATTTAAAAATCTTCCTCGTAACTTGTTAGGAAACTTTAATCCACGTTGGGCTATAAAAAAAGTGTTTCCTATCTGTATAGCTTCTGTTGTTTTCAAAGATAACTCTGCTATCACTTCAGTAGCCATATCTTGTAAAGAACTAGGGTCTGCAGTAGCTCTTTTTTCTAGCTGTAAAGCTCTAATAATTAGCTCTCGCATATCTAGTTTATTATTTTTGCTATCAACTAGTTCCACTAAGTTATCTCCAAAATACTAGCCACAACATGTAGTCTATCGGCTGTGGCAGCTGTCACTTTTAATATTTCTGTGGCTTGAAGCACAAGAGGTGCGGATAATAATTCTGTAGTTCCATTAGCAGAAATAGATTTTGTTTTAAATAAGCTAAATACATCAGATCCATTTGTTAAAGTAACTGTTATAGTATCAGCATTGCCTGAATCCTCAGACACAATAATAGACTTAACTATAGCTGTGGTAGCTGAAGCGCAAGTATACAGGGTAGTAACACTTGTGCTTGTTAAATCTACTTTTGCGTTTGTGTATGTATTCGCCATTACCCCATAAACCAACTAAATGAGTCGGACCTATCCGCTAAAGATGTGTCTCTTAACGTGTTATCAACTTGATTAAAATATAAACGTATTACATTGTTAATTTCATTAAACTTCTCAGAGTTATACTCCTCTGGTGGGTAAGGTAAAGCTGGAGCTTTGAAACCTACTTCATAATCTGCCATTATCTTCTCCCATCTGGGCGCATATCAACTCTTGGAATACCTAGTTGCCATTGTACGCCTGTTGCACTTGATTCTATTTTTAAAGCCATCTGCCTACCTCTTAACCTAGTATGTATTTGAGTTGTATATACCTCTACTGGTGATGTAGCAGTTCTTGTAACAGTTCCTGCACTTTCACCACTTTCAGATAATGGTGAGTTTAACCCAGAACCTGGAAAACTAGAAGGACTTAAAGTTAAAGTTACAACAGGAGAACTATCTGTTGAACCTTCAAAAGACACGTCTGGAACCATACGTCTAACAAACACAAATTTATCACCATCATCTAAATCAAAATCGGCAGAACTAATGAAAGATGATATGGCAGCTGCCGTGCCTGTCTCGTTATCATCAATACCTCTTTCATGATCTACAAGAACATTATTGTAAGTAGCTGCTAATGGAAAATCTCTAAGACCAGAATCTAACCATGCAGACCTAGCCATGTTACCATAATACCATATATTTTCTGAGTAATTATATATTACATATCTATCTATATCGGAAGAACTGGCAGAACAATAAAACCACCATATTTCGTTAAAAGCTTCATTAGTGCCACCAAAGACTTGGGTAAGCTGATCTACATTAAAATCGTTAAATATATACCTTCGTATATCACAAGGTAGCGTTTTAACTCTACCATCGTACATATAAAATTTATCCTTACCCATCCAGTAGGCTATACCATTTCCCATAGCCACGGTATTTTTAGATGCAATGGATATTGTTTCTCCTACAATTTGTGCGCCCCATACTCCTGAATTTATACCAACGTATTGCAAAGAATATAAGGAAGAATCAGTCCAAACAAGAACCTCTTGTCTAGCTTGCATCGCAGAAACTATTTCTGTGCCTCTAGATAGTCTAAGACTACCTGCTTGATTTGTAGCTGACGGATTCCACTCGACAGCACTTTCTTGATCTGACCAACGAATTAACATGGGATCTTTTGTAGAAGAGCCTATAGGGTTAGTTCCAAAACAAAACACAAACCTGTTAATATCAGATACAAGCATAACGTTTTGAACACTAGGAACTTGTGAAGCACCTGCTCTAGAACTTAATAAAACCCCCCGTGTTGTTGTAATACCTTCAGAGGTGTCAAAATAATATAGAGGGCCATTTCTGTTCCCAAATATTAAATCCTCTCCAAAGTTAGATTGAGACCACACTCTAAGTTCGTCAAAGCTAGCCTCTCCTTGATTCCAAGCTCCAGCTCCAAAACCACTCGCCCCCCAGCCTTCTAGAGGTGTAGCAGATGTTGACCCTGAATTTATTTGATAAGTTCCTACAACAGAACCACCACCGTTACCTGAATCGGAAGATGTAGATACAATATCACTAAATTTATTCGTAGTATTACTTAAACTCTTAGCTATTATAGTATAAGTGCTTGAAGTTTTTACAGATTGTACTTGATATTCTTGATTTAACACATCTGCAGTAATAGCCCCTCCTAGTGTGACCGCACCACTAAAAGTTACAAAATCATTATCAGTCGCTCCATGATCTACATCAGTAACTAAAAGAGTAAAAAATGATACGGTATCTCCTGAGCTGTGCGTGGTTGCTGTTGTGCTTGTAGCCACATCTTCTACTATTGAAGACGCACCTCTAGTGCAACCTGTTAGTGAACCATCTTTTAATCCTGTATAAGATATAACTTCATTATTTATTTTTACTAAACCTGAATCAGGTATGCCTGATATGCTAGCTAAAGGCCCTACAGTGCCAGTAGTAGTTGAGGTTACATCTGCAGCTAAAGTAGTTTGCAATGCAGAAAAAGTTACCTCTCCTGCAGAAGTGGTGCTTCTTATAGGGGTTATGTTATTATAATTACCACCATTTTCTATCAAAAATTTTAAATTTGTCCCGACACCGAGTAGATTTTGTCCTCCTAGAGTAATCCAGTTAAACAAAGAACGTGCAACCCCATCAAATTTTGCTGTATTAGTCCGTGTCCAACCACCTATCTTTTCAGGTAGTCCTTGTCTAAAACGCACATTGTTGCACTCATACCAGCCACCTTCATTGCTATATCTGGTGCGTTCTCGGTTTACCCCAGGTTTGAAATCTAGTTTTTTAAGTGGCATAACACGTTACCGTATAAGCTCGAAGTGAGGTCCATCAATGAAAGGCCTTCTACCTTCACTACGTCTTAGGTCAATATAACTATTCATAGCACCCTCCATGCTACTATTCCATTGAGCTATGTTTCCTATGCTCCACGCTGCACCCCATTTAATTGGAACATTATGTGTTTTAGCAGCTTTAGCCATCGCATCGGCAATATCATCATAAAGATTCAACTCCCACGATGCCCTCGAACCAACATAGGCCATGAGATCGACAGCCAAACCTTCAAGGTGTTTTGATCGCATTGTTTGACTCGCCCCCTTGGCAACAAGTTCTTTCTGTTCTGCTTCCGTTCTCATCCCGCAAATCACACCGAAGTCTACCTTAGACCACTCTATGGCAGAAGTAACACACTTTACCATATCTGGATGTACACCCTCTAATTTATCTAGAGATCTTTGACTTAATTTAAAACTCATTTTGTCAACCCTTTCTGCTTTTCATACGTTCTAAGTCCTCCAATTCCGAGCATACCTCCGAGGACAGTAAGAAGTGTACTCATATCAAACTCTGGCAACTCTGGTATTTCTATACCAACTAATGCTACTATAAAAATAATAACAGGCTGAAGAACAAAGTGATAGCCAAAAGCAATCCCACAGATCCAACCAATGCAAGGACGCCAGCCACCCTTAAACAAGCTTCCACTCGCAGCCTCTGCAGCATTAACATTAATCTGGGCGAGGGCCAACTCTTGAGCGTGTTTTTCCGACATGGTTGCAATCTCATGAGAAAGTTTTCTCTTTAGATCTTGGTCAGGTATTGCTTTGTCTAGTATCTTAGATACTGGTTGTATAAGATTATCTAGTAGCCCCATTTCCCTCCCCTTTGTTTCCACGCTTGGCTAGTTGATTAAATCCAATGAAAGAGCCGATTATTCCCATGTTAGATAATATCCAAATTTCACCAATACCACTCAAGTGATCAATTCTATCTATAGGCACAACAGGTGTCATTAAAACGACAATAAAAACTGTAACTGTTAATGCAGAGAACCAGACTAGATGACGTTGTTGGTCTTCTTTCTTATCACGGTTCTCAAGTAAGACCATACGTTCTCGTATCTC